CTTTTTTAGTGAAGGAATCACCTCCCCAGCTTTGGTAGATAATAATTTTTCTATTGAAGGGATCATACCCATTTCCAAAAGCTTAGGATCGCTTACATCAATGATTGGCTTGTTGGGATCAATTGGAGGAATTTCTACTTGTTCATTCGGATTTAAAGTATCGTAAGCAGACTTAGCCAACACGCCTGTTGCCGCTGCTCCTTTAGCAACATCAGTTACCGCTTGTGGTTTAGTATTTCTTTTAATGAATTTTAAAGCTGGCACTACACCTTGAAATATCCATGCAGCTCCATAGGCTTCGGCTAATTGAAAAAAATCATCCGTTAGTTGATCCTCTGGTGTATCTGGCAAAACGCCAAGTGTATGCTTTAACTTTGTAATCCATTCACTAGGAACATAATGGGTAGCTTTTTCACCCTCCACATCAAACGACATTGCATAACTAATACCGATTGCTAATGGCATTCTGTGATTTAATTTTTTAATACCAGCTTTTTTTAATATGCTGTTGATTATAAAATAAGCTGGCATATCCTGAACTATCATACCAACCCAATCGGATTTTTTACCTTCAATCTCTTCTCTTTTTTCTTGAAGTTTATTTCTGGTTTTTTCTAAATTGTTTGAAAAATTAGTAAATATTTCTGATCTTTTATATTGAGGATCAAGACTGAAAAGTTTATCGAAAGTATTAAAAATATTAGTTCCAAAATCAGCAATATTAATCCATCCTTCTTGAAAACGAGAACCAACAGATTTGCCAACATCGGATTGAGCTATGGTATTTCCAAATTCCAAAAGATCATTTAAAAAACTTTCTTCATTTGCTTTCTGAATTTCAGTATCTTTTTCCTTAACAGGATAAGTGCCAGCTCCATTTTCCTTATCAATGTTAAGATATTCATTGGTATCAACTTTATTCTCTACCAATAATTTATAAGCTTTGGTGTTTCGCTGTTCCTTGAAATTATTGTGGGTGCCTAATTTTTCAACTATATCAAAATTTTCTTCTAGCATTATCCTGATGTATCCGCTTTAGCTGTTTCTACTGCTTCACTTGCAAAACCAAATACAGGACCACCAATACTTTGCCTTACTTTATAATAATCTTCTATAATATCGATGGCTGATAAATCATCCTGGAAAGTTTCCATGCTGGCAGTTCCAGCTTTGTATTTTTCTAAAACCTCTAATCGTTTATCTTCAAAGAATTTTTCCGGATCTTTAACAGCTCCTTTTGTTGGCTCAAATATTTTAATCGATGTAGGCTGAACTATTTGATAAATCGTTGGCAATGTTATTTCGTTTTTATATGCATTAAGCGTTTGAATATAAGCATCGCCTGGAGCCACATTTTTCCTGATTAAATCGTTATACATTTTCAGACCGTCAATCCTGGTAAGCTGCATTCCACTTTCATCGGTTTTGCTTTTACCTAGTGAATAGCCACCTGAGTTTTCAATTTTTCCTAAATTAGTGTCGAGTTTTTTTAAGAAATGCTGATTGGTTAGCATTCCAGGTTGATTGTTTTTATATTTTTCAAAGATTTCCTTGAATGCAGAAAAGTCATTAATGTTTAATTGAGTTACAAATTCTGGATCAAAATTAATCTGTCTTTCTAAAGCATCAATATCCTCAACGCTTTTAGCAACAGCATACTGAGCAACAATCATATCAAAAACTCGATCATTGCTGATTTTTTCTGGATTGTCATAGAAATCGAGTAAAGCTGCATACTGAGCTGAATTGATTTGATCGAGTTTAAAAAGATCGTTTATATCGTCTAAGGTTGGTAGTTTTTCTATATAATCTGGATCGTTTTTATTATTTAGTCTTTTTAAAACTTCTGCAAAATTATAAATCTTTTGTTTTGTGTCAGCTTTCTCAGCTTGAATTTCGTCTAAATCTTTTGAGATTTCCTTGCTTACAAAACTTTTAGCTGCTTTATCTAAAATTAAAGTTCCGCCATCTTTTCCAAATTCTTCTTTAATTTCATCAATATTATTAATGACACTCATTGGATCGTTTCTGATCTGAAACTGTAGTTGGAGTTTTCTGGCTAAAGCAAGCTTATCATCATGTAATTTTTGAAATTCTGCTTTGGTATATTTTTGTTCGTTTAAAGAATTATTAAACCAGCTTGTGAACTCCCGATAACCCATTGACCTTGTAAGATCATCGTTAGCTGCCATTTTAAAAAGAATTTTATTTAAGTCTTTATCGTGTCCAAGTTTTGTTTCATCAATATGATTTTTTAAAATTTTAGCATATAATTTTGTTCCATGATCGGTTTGCTCTTTAAATATATGATCACCAACTAAAGCTTTAACTTCTTTGTTATGACCTGTTAAAATACCACTATATTTACTTAATTTTGTATTATCTATAAAAGCCTTATAATGATCTTCATTGCTGCTTGTTTGATAGGTACTAAATTTTTTTTGAATATCCTTATCAACTTCTAATATTATTTTTCGTGCATCATTTTGATCTTGTGTTTTTTTACGAGATTTACGAATATCTGATACATCTTTAAAAAAAGATTGAAAGGCATCTCCTTGATCTTTAGCAAGAGAAAAAGGTAATGCTAACGCTCCAACATCAGGAAGCTGAGTTTTCTTTACAGCTAGTTGAGACTCATAAATTTTAAGCTTTGCCATTATGAAGCACTCCCTCCTAGATTGGCAGAACCTAATAAGCTTCCAGCGGTTTTTATATATTCTCCTCTGGCAATTAATCTTCCTTCAAATTCTGCACCCATACCTTTTGCTTGCAGTAATAAAGAACGATTAACCATATCGATATTGTCCATGTTTTGATTGTAGTCAGCGATGGCAAGATCGGTTGCCTGATTGAATTTATATGCCATAGCAACTTCGTAAGGCGTTCCTGTAAATTCAACACCCGACTTCATAACATTCACAAAAAAATTAGAATAATCTAAAGACTGTTTCTTAACTATTCTTGGTCGATCAAGTTTATTGTAGGCAGCTTCAGCTACTTCAGCCTGTCTCCTAGCATAATCAGCCTGTTGCCAATACATTTGAGCATTGAAATCGCCTATTGCTCTTGCGGTATACGCAGTTACTAAATTTCCTATAAAACTCATTTAAAATATCCTCGCCATTCGATAATAATCTGATCCATCAGGTCCATAAGATTTCATAATTCCTTCTGTTTTTAATTCCAGCCATTCGGCAAATCTTATTCCTTGAATGAAATCTGCCTTAACTGATGTTTGTAATCTTTTAATTTTATTTTTTTTGCAAAGCTTAATGGTGTGAACCTTAATTAGCTTTGGTGCTAAAAATTTTATTTCGTAAATATTCTTGTTTGCTAATACCCAACCTTCAGCCACACCTTCCCAAAGTAAACAAATTCCACCAGCAACAATCGGTTTCTTATTTAAAAATAATGTGTAAGCGTCTCCTCTATCAGCAAGACATATTCTGCTATCCTTAAAACTTGCATCAATCTCCATTAATTTATGATTCATGCCATAGCTTACAATCTTGTCCGCATGTTCTTGTTTGAATGGTTTTAATTCCCAGTCTTTAATCATGCGTTACAAGTTCAGGATAAATGGCTAAAACACTTAAAGGTAAACATTGGTCCTGTTTCACCACGATATAGGCATCGGAGTCATAATCTCCAGGAAATTCTATTACCTTATCGCCTTCTAAAAAAGTGCTTACCGGCGTATCTAAAGGATCTGAACTTGTACGAAATGGTATCGTATCTAAATTTGTTAAACTATTTCCTACCTTGGCTCCCACAGTATTAAAAAGCCGAAGTGTGACTTTACTTATTCTTTTAATTTTGCTTTGTGCGGTTCCAGCATATTCTGCCGCTCCACCATCTAATCGCATCGTCTGTAATATACTTGAGTACGCTAATCCCACTTTTACTTTTTTTGAGGATCTATCTAATGTAATTCCTCCTGAACTAACCGTTTTGGTTGCGTGCGTAGCGCCATCTGCAAGGATGGTTACAGTCTCGCCTTCTAAATGTTCTAAACCTGTAATGCTTGTCGTTGCGGTTCCGTCATAACTTAATCCTGAATCTAAAAAATGAAAAACTTCTGAATCAGTTTCGTCAAAATCAAAATCTGAAAATACTTCTACATAACGTCTTGTTGTACCGTTTATCGTTCTCTTACATGTACACCACAGCTCATCTTCATTGAGTGATCCTGATATTGAGGCAATACTTTCAACAACAGCATTTCCTTCGCTAGTAACTGCAAGCCTTACTTTGTCTGTGCTTGTAATCGTTAGTAATCCAGCGCCATGAGTTGTTTCCCTAACTGTCACAATATTTGCTGCTGGGTTTTCTACTGTAAAATCTTCGTGAGCATTGATCGCTGTAAAAATATTATCGGCTGTTGTATCGTTATCTTGATTTGGTCTAAATCCTAATGTTTCGTCTGGAGCAGTTCCACCTGATGCTTCAGAAGTAAATGTTACCGATGTTCCATCGGATTTCGTCAACTTTAATTTGGTTGCAGTAGAAATGCCTGAATAATCAGTTACCGTTATTGTGCATTCTCCAAAATGACCGCCAAGTTTATGCCTGGTCCAAGCCACCACATTTTCTGATCTTTGGTAGCAAAGTGAACCAAGTACGCCATCATCTCGTACACACCAGATAATGCTATCTGGAGATTGTTGGTATTCCATTTCATTTATGCCGCTCTCTGTAACCACGTCATTAAGAATGGTTAAATCTGGAGCGGTGTAAGAATCTTGATCGAAATTGTATGCTAGCTCTCTTAGTTTTCTCTTCGCACGTTGGAGAAAGATAACTGCATTTCCAACGGTGAGAGCATCAACATTGGCGCTTCCATAAGAAGATTGTTTCTTAATCGTAATATTGGTAGGCGTAACGGCAGCTCCTGTACCCTCGGCGGACAGGGTATATTCTCCCCCGGTTGTGCCAATAACTAATGTACGTTGACTTTTTAAGTAGCGAATAGCGTTTACCTGGTTTGAAGCAATAGTATAAACCATCGCGTCAGCTGCTTCCGTACCGCTAGTCATATTTTCATAATCGCCTGATTTAGAAAAATATAATGTCTGAGGCTCAGTATTTGTTCCAGAAAAAATCAAACGCTGCTCGAAGAAACAAGTTGCGCTTGGGAATCCTGTTGTGTCGCTGAACGCACCTAATGACCACTCTGTGCCTCCTGATCCAGTTGCAGCTTCGGTAATAGTCCAGGTGACTACTGTTCCGCTTGTATAGCCAGTAATTGTTCCCCAGCCATCACCCAGTTCAACTTGTCTACCAACGTCTGTTGAGGCAAATAAGCTTGATGAAGCTGTTAAAGTTCTTCCTGAACCAACCGTTGTTGCGCTGGTCGTAAGCGTCACAGACGTACTATTTTCTGTTAGAAAAGGTCCTTTAGTGAACGAAACTTCTGATAAAGTCCATGAGGTATGTCCAGTTCTTTCTAATTTTGAAACTTCATGATTAGGATGAGTTATAAAAAGAACATCAGCACTTTGAGCTACCTTGATCTGAAATAATTCTGCGGTTAAATAATTTGTAGTAATTTGATAAATTTTATTTACAACCCCTCCGGAGGTGTAAGTAGAATAACCAGAAGTATCTACATTGTTTCCATCGACATCCTGTAATTCAAAAGTATTAGTTGCTTTATTTGAAACCTTGTAGGTTTTCGAATTTACTTGCGTCATTCCCGAAACTGAGGAAATGATAACAAAATCTCCGTTGCTATAGCCATGAGCTGTAGCAGTAACCACTCCTGGATTAGCTTTAGTTATTCCTGAAATAGTTATATCTCCTTCAAGGATTTGACCTTTGTCTTTAAAGAATCTTATATATTGGTTTCCAAATTCCAGCATATAAGTCTGGGTGGTACTAAACTCGAATGGAATTAATCTTGTTTTTAAACTACTGGTTTTAACTTCGCTTACAAACTGAGTGCCAATACGCCTGGAAGCCATACCTTGTGGGTGAACCATCATATTCTCAAGAGTTTTTGCTCCAGAGGAATACTTCTCGAAATCCGTTCTCCCTGACAACTTTGGAGAAAATTCACCAGCTATAAAAGAAGTTAAGGCAAGAGTTGTACGTGGCATATTATTTTTTGACTATCTATCTCGGTAAATTATTAATTAGTTTGTTAAAGAGGCGTAACCAATAGGAGTAAAGCTTCTTTAATTATGTAAAATCACTATACACACAGCATAGAGGTGATTGGTTTTGACGGATCAGTCACCTCTTTTTTTTATGCGTATTTCTTTTTCCAAATTTCTTTTTGAGTTAAATTCATTTCATCATCTTTTTGTTTTGTTTTATGATGAATAATACCTGGATTTAATATTTCCACTAAAGCGTATCTATAAACTTTTTCAGATTTTCCCCATTGGAAATGAATTAAAAATCTTGGTTCATTATATTGAGTAATATTTCTTGGATCGAAAGCTGCTAAAGTCATCACAATCTCGCATCCACGAACTCTCCCGATTCTACTGTTGAGACGCTATTTTCCGTAGCATCGATGAAGCGTGCTTCACGCAATCTCTCGTCAGCCAAATCACGGTATTTAGTTACAAGGCTAGCATTGTTAGTTATTGGATAAGTAAGATCGGCAGCAATGCTTGTTGCCAAAGCTTCGTATAAATAAGCATCATAATTAGTCGGATCAACATCAAGCGCAATGTAAACCAGGTACACAGTTGTTTGATCGGTGATCAAATCTTTAGATTCAATTTTGTACGGTAAATCCGCTTCGATGCTATCTGTTGTACCGTTAAATATCTTTAATACTCGCAAAAAATCTGAAGGAAGCGCATATGAATACGCATACTCACACACCGGTGCAGATGAATTTCTACCGAGTTCTACACGCTTGATGAGACAGTTCCAGTTGTGACTCCTGAAAACTCTATTCCTAATTGGCTCGTATCTTTGGTTACACAAACGAGCATTCTTCGTATCTTCGGTTAAGGAAGAAATGGTGCTTGCTCCTAAAAGATTTAAAGCGCTATTGCAAATATCTATAATGCTAGCCATTTTTCACCTACCTCTTGTTTTTTTTCAGGACAATAAACATAAATATTTGTTGGAATTTTATTCTCCATCATTTTTTTGTACATTCTATTTCCTAATTTTTTTCCATCTTTCATACAAGTTTGTTTATCTAAATATTGAACATTTTGTTTTGGTTGAAATTTCAAACATTCGAATGTGGGAATACAAACAAAACCCACGATTATAAAAGTCTTTAACATTAAAATTCGGTAAATTTATTTTAAAAG